CTGGCTCGTTGAAGTAACAGTAAACTGTTATATCACCTAAAGTTGATGATGCAACACCTGTAAAAGTATCTCCGTCTGGAAAGAACTTTGTTCTGTCTGATGTATTACCAATTGATATCTGATGTGCAGAAGGAACGTCTATTGACTTCTTTAATCCTCTTATACACTGTAATACTTCTGGTTGAGCACTCTTGTTGTCACTACCAGAGTTAGGTGTTCCAGCTTTAAAAACCCAACCACTATCTGTTGCGATAACATCTCTTTTGTCATAATCTCCACTACCATCAGCATCTTCTGTTAATCCTGTTGGTTTTGCTTCACTTGCAGACGCATTAACACCAATGAGTTTATCACCAACGTCAACGCCATCAGCTGTTCTGTCAAGTAGCAGAAAGTTTGAGTTCTCTGCTGTATCAACATCTTCCAATAAAATATTGAAACTCTTCTGTAAAGGCATCTGTTTCTCCCTATTTTTTAACTATTTATAATTATTTGAACCCTAAATTTTTGAGTTCTCTAAGAGTTTTTCCTGTATCAGTGTGGTGAATACCTATACCACCCTTTGCATTAAACTCTTCTATGTTTTTCATGTAATCATCAATAAGAATATTAGGAGCTTCGTCCTTATTCACTGCAAAATCTTTCTTTTGTGACCTCAATACTAAATGTGTTTTACCTCTAGGTATCTTAGTATTTTTAGCCAACCATTTTAATTTACCCCCTCTGGAGTTCGCATCTTTTGTACTATATGCAGATAAGATAAGTGGGTCATACTTCGCAATAAAAGAATATAATCTCTTACCGCCTGGATACCAATCTAATCCTTCCCAGAAACCCTTAGTATTATTTATCTTTTTCCATCTATCTACTTTATCTGCATGAATAAATGGTTCTCCTATAGCTTTATCTGCACCTCGTAAAAAGTCACAGAGAACCATATCCATATCACAATATATGTCAGGTAAGTCATCTTTATCTACTTTTCTCTCACTTAGTTCGTATATTTCTTTCATTACTTCTTTTTTTCCATTTTTGGTTCTACTTCCACCTTCGTTTCTGCTTTACCTGTTAGAGTTTTTCCTTCTTTCTTATCTTTATTATACTTCTTTTGTTCTTTCTTGTCAAATGGATTCTTGTCTTCTTTAATACCCCACATCTTCGCAAGTGCTTCACGCATAGAGTTCTTCTTCTTGTGCATTACATTAACCTGTTGGTCAAACTCTTCTGGTGATTGGCCTGGAGTAACTTTAAGTGTGTGGTCTGTTCTTGCTTTTGTACCAACCTCAAAGTTTTCTTTCTTTGTTTCACTCTTTATGGCTTTAGATACTGCTTGTCTTCTCTTGTGAAGATACTTGTCTGATGAATCTACATCACCATCATTATCAATATCTTTGTCTTTTCTGTCTTTAAACTTCTTACCAAGTGCGACCTTGTTAACTTTGTCCATTTCAGTTTTGACATCATAAGTTTTACCACTTACAGTAAATTTCTTATCACCGTTTTCTTTTGCAGCTTGTAATGCCATTCCAAATGCGTTTCCTTCTTTCTTTGCAGCCTCACTCCAAACACTTAGTATGGAATTTTCAAGACTACTTTTACTTCTTTTTAGATAACTCATAGTTTTCTCCTTTTTTGTAATCTAAAATTTCCTTCTCACTTAATTTCAAGAGTTGAGGATTGTCTTTTCCTTCCATAGTGTAAACCAAGTGCGTTGCCTTATCTGGTTCAGTAGTGAGTTTGGTTCTTCCAAAGTCATCATATACAAAGTTCCAAACATAGTTGTCTTCTTCTATCTTGGAAAAATGTTGAGCTCCGTTCTTTTCTTCTTTATATTTATTTTCTAATAAATCTTTACCTGTAATTGTAGTTTCACTCACTGCTTTCTCTAAGTCTTTTGCTTGTCCAGCGTGTGAGTCACTTGCTTTCTTTAACTTCTTAATTACTTCTTTAACTTTAGGTTCATCTTCTTTGTCTAATACTTCTGCAAGTTCCCAACCCTGTTTCGTATATCTGTCTTGGTCTTTCTTGTCAATTACAATTACTTTGTTCTTCTTCATAACCATTACTTCTTTATCTGGGTTTAAGAATTGTCTTGGAAGTTTATCAATACCCTTTTCCATTCTCTCATTTTGCATACTAGGAACAAGTAGATAATCTCTTATCTTGTTCATACTGTTTGATGCGACTGCAAGTTTGTTTGACCACCATGTAGGTAATGATTCTTCACCATTCATAGATTGTAACTTACCCATCATCTGTGTTGCATCTTCTACGATTGTCTTACACTGACGAACTGCACTTGGTACATCTGTGTGTCCATCTTCTTTGATTGTTTCTTCATATGCTGGGTTGATTGATAATAAACCTTGTTTAGATTTAGGAACATTCATCATTTTGATTGCAATTTGTTTTGCTTGATATAAATCTTTTGCTTTGTTCAAAGGGATTTCAACTTTCTTATCACCATACATTGCAATATAACCAGCTTGTTTTTTCTCATCAAGTGCATCACCCATCTTGAGTTTTAGTTTTGCACCTTTCATTCTTTTCTTTTCATCATTCTCATCAATATTTTCGTCTAGGTGTCTATGTTGGTATGCAATCCTTGCTAAGAACTCCCCACCTCTTGTATTTGGATACATTTTATCAAAGAATGGTCTGTCTTGTATTGATATAAGATTCATTACAGTTTCTAAAGGTGATGTATCTAAACTGTAAATATGTTTTCTTAGTCCTTTTACATCTTTTCTTTTATATAACTCTTTTGCTTTAATTAAATCTTTTCTATCCATTGAAGCTGCATCTCTAACACGATTATCAAATCCAGCAAGTGCGTTCTTTACATCTTCATGTAGTGTTTCTTCTTTTGCAACCACTCTTAACTTACCTGCTACATATAAAGGGTCATTCTTTAATATTTTTTGTGCATCATCAACATCATTCACATGGACATACAAGTGTGTAACTTTGTCTTTTGTTCTTGTGATTGTTTTAACTCCAATTTTTTTTGCCTTTAATCTTTTTGTAACATCTGCAAGACTACTTTCATCAATAGCTTCCCTGTCTTTATCGGTTAGTTCACCGATACCTATGACTGTGTCACCTTTTTTCTTATTACTCACTGGCATTATTTTAAGGGGTTTCTTAATACCAACTTGTCTTTCTGCACCTTTCATATTCATCTGTGCTTGTTTTTTAGCCATATTACCTTTATACAATCCTATGATTTTATTATCACCATCTATGATTGCGTAATCCATCATTTCGTACAGTCCTACTTGTTTGACTGCTTCTATCATTGATTTACTGTATCTCATTACTTTACCCCTTCATTAAGTCTGTTACAGATTTGGTACTCCAAAACTTACATGACCAATATTTTGCTTTCCATTTAGGGCCTGGATTGTCGTCACAACCATGTCTTGCTCTAAATGCTTTTCTTCTTGCTGGGTCATCTCTTTTAATAGACATATTTGGGTCACCGTATTCTACTTTGACCACATTACCCTTATCGTTCTTTACATAGACCTTGTATTTTTTTGTATCACCCTTTGTAGGATTATTTAGTTCGACAGGTCTTCCTTGATACTCTGATTTCTCAGTTATTTCACCCCATGCGTTTCTTAGTTGAAACTCTTTGAAGTTGTGTAGTTTGTTTTCACCTTGTGCTCTTTTTAATTGTGCTGGTGTAGGTGCTCCCTTCTCACCCTTCTTTCTCATTGGTCTACCTTCTTTTCTCTTCTTATGAATATTTGCCCATAATCCTGGCCCCTTCTCTTTGAGGTCTTCATTCTTACTTTGCCAATCATATGACTTCTCATCTGATTTGATAGGGCCACCCTTTGCCCAAGTTTCACAACTTCTTGCAGAATGACATTTAAAATGATGCATGTAACAATATCCTAGTTCTCCATCACCATCTGATGTTTCGCCAGGCATACACTCTTTCATTCTTGGTGATATGTCAAATGCAACACAGTTTCCACATAATGACTTCTTTGCAGCTTCTGTTGTTGTGTCCCACTTCTTTGCAATCTTTTCCCAGTAATCCCCAGGCTCATCTACATTGAGTGGGCCATACATATGGTTCTTAACTGTTAAATCTCTGTTCTTGGTGTTTAACTTTACATCTTTTGTTGCTGGTGGACAAGGCATTTCTTCTTCTGTGATACAATCTTCACAACAATCACCATTTTTCTCTAACATCTTATCGTGTACCTCATTAAGTTTCCACCACCAGTCATCTCCATGTTGCATCTGATACTTTGCTCTTGTAACATTAGACTCGAACCATTCTTTGACTGACTCACCAGATGCAAATGGGCCTCCAGTTCCAAGAACTTCATGTCCTTTTTTCTTCTTCTTTGGTATCATACCAAAGTCTTTATCAACTTCTTCACTTGCACGAACTTTAGCTGCAAGGTCTTTATCTGCCTTACCCCAAGTTCCAGCACTTTTTGTTACAAATGAATTAACTCTCGCAAATGCCCACTGTTGTGCAGTAGTTCCTGGCCTGTGTCCTGTTTTGTATGCAGCCATTCCTCTGTCATATACTTTCTTCAGAATACCATAAGGCATACCAGATTTTTTTGCTTTGGTCACTAAACCCTCTATTTTTTCATCTATTTGCATTTCCTCATTCCTTGCTAAGTATGCGGCTATTGCCATGTCTTTTCGTTTTTCTTTTGACTTACCCTTAAACTGTGGTGAGTCTGACTTTTCGAAATCATCTATGTAATCACCCATATCTGCGTTCTTACCCAACTTCTCTCCATACATCTGTTTAAACTTACTTGTATGTTTAGAAGGTCTGGTTTTTGCATCTGCATCGCCAGGAGCAGGGCCTTTTTTCTTTTTAGTAAAGTGTGCATCTCTTTTTTTCTTTGTCGACACTGACATTCCTTTACCTTCAGCATCTTTTGCATAATACTTTGCTGGTTCAGTGCCTGGACTATCCTTAATGTCTGGGTCTTGTTTTACCTCTATTGTATATTTTCTATCTACTTTACCCTTACTAACTAACTTGTTAATATACTTGACTATTTCTCTTGGAGTCATTCCGTATTTTCTTTCTAAACCATATTGTACAGCAATATCTTGTATTAATTTATTCTTAGAGTTTTTTCCAGATGTTCTTGCGTCACCACCTTTATCATCACCTTTATCAACTCCGTCCATGTATTTTTTGATAACAGCTGATATTACTCTACTATCTAATTTACCTCTAATCTTTGATATAAATCTTGATGGGTCTAACATACCACCTTTGAATGGATTTTCATTTACATTGATTTCATGTAACCAAGCTTTGTGTACTTTATTATTCTCATCTACGAATGATACATAGTTTGTTCCTCTACGAATAATCTTACCTGTAATACCTCTTGCTTCTATAAGGTCATCTATGTTCCAAACATCTCCTGTAAGATATGCATCTCTGAGTTCTTCATAGTCTGTCATCAAACCCATATCTCTTTCTTCACGAATACCCATATACTTTCGTACATCATCAAACAATTTCTGTCCGTCCTTGAAACCCTTTGGTAATCCCATCATAAATGATTTACTGTCACCTAGTGATGCAGCTGCTCTCATTTTAGATGCAGACATTCCTGATACACCCTCTGCATCTGGGTCACGTTCTCCAGCACTCACCACATTAATTGTATTGAATTTATAGAAACCATGTCTTTTACCAGTCACACCATTATACTTGTCTAATATAGTTTGAAACTCTTTTACTCTGTCTGAACCAACAACCATTGTAACATCTGTATATTTTTCATTAAATAACTTGACAACTATATCAAATGCGTTGTATACTTTTTTGTCTGCAAGTATACTTTTAGAATGTTTAGGAAACATCTTCCTCATGTATGCAACTTTAAGTGCAAATGGTAATGGGTCTTTCTTCTGATTCTGTGATTGAGATGGAAAGACCACATATCTACTTGTACCAGCAACTGACTTTAATTTGTCTAATAGTTTCTCATGTCCTGTGGTGGGTGGATTAAATCTACCAAAGGTGAATACTACTGAACTAACCTGTTCGTGAAACTTACGCATCTGCTGTTTTCTCTCTAGATTTTTTTACCTTCTCTATCTCTTTTTTCTTTACGACCCTCATAAGTTTTACAGATAGTTTGTTTATCATACCACCGTATCTCTGTTGTATCTTTTGGTCAATCTTAACTCTTTGTGGAAGACCCATACTTTTATATGTTGGAAAATATTTGTCTATGACTTTTTGTTTTGCAAGTTTAGCAGCCTTAACTTTTTGTTTTGCAAAAGATGCTATCTTTCTTTTAGACCTTTCAACTTTCTTCTTAAAACCAGCAGTCTTAACAAGTTTGGCCATTCTTCTCGCAATCTTTCTGCGTTGTGCTTTACCTATAACTCTGAACTCTGTTAACTCATCAAGGATTTGGTCAAGTTCCTCATCACCACAATATAAATCCTCTTCGTATAACTTTTTAAACTGTTTCATTTGTCCCATGCCTTTATAGCCGTGAAGTTATTATAACTAAACTCCATACGGTCTACTAATTTTACTGCGTTACCTTTAACTCTATCAATTGCAACATAACCCTCTGGGTTTGTTACTTTATATCCATTTGCAGTTCGTATAAAAGTGTCCGTTAGACCCTTAACACTATTTAGTTTCTTTACTATTTGCATCTTCGCATCTATCATAAGATTTTGAAAGAGTATGACATTTCCTAAATTACTTGCGTGTTTTCTAAATTCTCTGACATATTCTCTTTGTTGTTTCTGATACTTGTTCTTTGCAGCTGGTGTTTTTACCTTATCAATCATTTTGTCAAAGTGTTTTTGAACATGAGATGCATAGTCTATTGCGTGTTTCTTTGGATTGGTAACCTTTTGTCCTTGTCGAACTTTAGTATTATTGAATGTCTTTAATGACGCACCGACAAGGTTACCAGTCATACCATCTTGAAGTTTAAGAAAACTTCTTAACATTGGTGCGTTTATTCTCTGAAATGTCTTACCCACATTTGATAAGACAGCTGTTACCGATTCTGTTTCTTTTGCATTGAATGTTGCAGTACCAGATACATCTTTATATGTTGCATCATCTAACCACACTGAACTTGTCTTATTAAGTTTAGATGTATCTGCACCAAACTTTGCTTTCATATCTTGTAACTCTTTACCCTCATAGGTTGTGTGAAACACAATACCTATCTTTGACTTGTTCATAGTCTTACCTAAATCAGAATCTA